GTGCGTTTTCTGGTGGCGGCGGAAGTGCTATGGTAGTTCGTGGATATACCGCAGGCTATAACAATGGTGGTATAGAGTTTTATTACGGCAATGGGTCCAATACAGTTGAAGCTATGCGTATCGACTCTAGCGGCAATGTTGGCATTGGTACAACTTCTCCAAGTCAAAAGTTACAAGTTCAAACTACAGGAGATGCTGTTGCAGCGATAACTTCCGGAAATGGTTACTCTTCATATTTATTTTTGGGTAAAGCTGCAACAACAAACGCCGCGTATATAACTTATGATAACGGAAATAATATGATTTTTCAAGTTAATGCGTCCGAACGTATGCGCATCGACTCCAGCGGCAACGTCGGCATTGGTACAACTTTACCTAGCTCACAATTAAGTGTTGCAAATAACATATCGGCGGGCCTTGGGTTGTTTTTTGGCTCTAATGCCAATTACTGGTATCAAGCGTCATCGACGCAGGGAACGCTTCGAGTTGGCGCATTTGGTAGTTATTCGTATTTTAATTTTATCTCTTCCGCATCAGGTCCGCAGCTTGCTGGATCTACGCTAACATTTTCTGGCAACAGTGGCGCAAACGAACATATGAGAATTGCCAGCAATGGCTTTGTTGGCATAGGAACGACCAGCCCCGGTAACAGTCTTGTAGTTGCTGGTACTATTCAGAGCACATCTGGTGGATTTGAATTTCCAGATAATACTGTACAAACAACGGCAGCTACTACAACTCCCCCTTGCAACTGGAACGGGCGGCCTATATACCTATGCGCTGCTGCAATATTTTGGAGGGGCAATTGCTGCTGGAACCAACGTAACCTCCAATGGGTCCAATCTAATGTATGTGGACGCAGCAGGTGTAGGTTCTCAATACATTCCGGCTGGTCAAATATGGCAAGCAATGGGGTACGGAAATGCCCCCACTTTGTTTCAACGTACCACCTAATAAAAGGCCCCAGCCTGACCGAACAGACTGGGGCAAGTTGCGTTTGACAATCACACAATAGCTAGACCTACAAGAAAACCAGACACCGAGCCAGCCAGCTTATAAGCCAAACACTATTGTTTGACCTGTCTAGTTTCGCATAGTTCATCCTATTTTCAAATAGCCACACGGCCAAAAGTGACATTTTTTTCTGCCCGAATGTCCTGATTGCGCCAGCACCAAACTTCGCTACGGACATCAAAACAGACCCAAACTAGATCGTGATCTGGACCGTAGTCGATTAGGATATGGGCCAAAGCTTTGCCGTTGGGCGTTTCAACAGGCAAGGGAGGATTAAGCTGGAGCATCATCATTCAGTTTCCTTATCTTTGTTGTCACCGGGTTTAGGTCTTTTTGAGGAACAAACCAAGCTTGTGGCCGTCCGTTTGGCTCATTCATGTATTTGTCTTGCATTGCATCAGAGCCCTTCATCCAGCCTCTGACGCAAAACGTAGGGGACATCCCGGTTACTAAAAAGTAAAGGTGATTGGGATTGTCTTTAGGCCGTACAATCAAGCCATAGTGATGCTTGGATGTTGTCCTGACTTGGACATCCTTCCCCAGATCTGCATCCTTGAAGTTGTTAACGGTCGCAGAAAAATACCTATCCCGAACTTTAGCAACGCATAGTTCCCCTAGCGCACCTTCGATGTCCATAAACAAAAGGTTTGTGGCGGGATCTAAGGTAGGATCTGGTTTTCGACCATTTTTTATTGATTCATGATGACGCAGGACGCCGACATTGGTTGCGCTTAGGATCTCAGAAAGAGTAAGCGTTGTCCACGCCGCCATTGAGTTAGTCCTTTTTGACGAGTTTGTAATAACATCTATCAGCATGTTCTTGGCAATATGATCGAACTTTCTTTCGCATGCCACAGAACAAGTAATCCGATGGCTTATCCCCCGCCACAACGAAGCGGCATGACAGGGGAGTAAGCTCATCAAATTTGATTGGGGCCTGTCCGGTTGCGGATACTTCTTTGCACTCGAACATACCCGTCCCCTATTTTTCTGGCGCGGCAACTGGGACCGGCAGCAATGTCCCCGCAAAGGCAAGGTAATTGATGCCATCCACGTAGTGATCCTTGTTGGCCCTGTCTTCCCCCAGCCTAGCAAGCTTCAGGGCATGCAGGATAAGCGCAACGTCATGGGGAGTGATATGTAGCCCCGTAATAGCCGAGGCGATCACCGCAGCTCTATCCATGCACATCTTGATGTTGCCATAGCTAGCATTTCGCTGGCCAACAATCACCAAAGCATCGTTCATTATCTCTGAGTATTCCATGTTATCTCCGGGGGGTTACAAATGCCTGGCTTCTATTGGAATCGCGATCCTGATCGGGTTCCTGCTCAAAATATTCCTGAGCCTTCCCAATCCAAGCCGTGTTGATGATGATGTCGCCACGGTCTTGCCACCAAACCTCACCGTCTAGGCTTTTCCGGCGATAGAAGATCCGGAAGGTAATGAACTCTTGTTTGTTTAACAGGGCGCAAAGTTCAGCTTGTGTAGCAACGGGATATTCTAACGTAAGCTGATGAATCTCCATGCCATTCGCATTTGGCATGTTCATGGTGACTAAAAATCTCATGTGCTTTCACCTTCATTTCGCAGGACAACTGTTCCGTCCATACGTTTTTTCCATTTAGAGAATCTCCCGCCAGGGAGCGGTGCTTTGGATTTTGACGCCCCAATGTGGTTCTGGTGAATCCTCTTCACCTTTGCAATCAAGGGCATATCAACAGTGCTAGTATGAACCCGGTGACACTTGCGATGAGCAACGAGCCAATTACTTGCATCGTCCTTGCCGCCAGCCTCAAGAGGTATTTCATGACTGACATCCCATTCCTGACCGGGTGACACTTTCATGCTGCACATGTGGCAGATGCCTTCATGCCGCAAAAAAATGTCAGCCCTCATTTTGGCAGTGATCCGAATCCGTCTCATCAGTTTTTCAGCATCTGGCTTGGGGGTTCTTCATCAAGATCATCATCGTCATCGTCTATGTCGTTTTCATAAAACATTTGCAGACTATTGACGATATTGTTCATGAACACCGCAGCCATTGCTTGCGCAGGGATCAGGCCCGGGTTATCAGACAGGATCATTTTTAGAAAGCAATAGTTGATCGTCGCCATAGCTTCCGGTGGCGGGAAGTCCTTGAGCAACTTTTCTATTTTTGCTGCAACCTTCACGATTTTATCTGCGACTTCTTGATTCTCTTCCATGTCATAACCTCATTTCTGCGCGTTTGGATGCCTCAAGTGATTGCCACTCACTGAATTTCATTCTGATGTACTCAAGCTGAACCTTCAGTAGATTGGCTTTTTTACGTGCTTCGACGATAGAGATGACATGCTCGTTCCAGTCCTTAGATCCCTTTGTGGTCATTTCGGCCCGGCTTACAGGCATGTCACCCAAAGCTAGCATGCAGCTTGAAAGATACGCAGACTTTGTCTCTTCCAAGATGCTAGCGGCAGCATCAGCATCGACCCATTTTTTGGCGATCAGCCGGTACTGTTCAGATAGTGGTAGATTGCTATCCATTTGCTGACCCTCAGAATGGGATAGAATCTTCTTCGATGTCGGCAACATATGCCTTCTGGCTATTAGCCGCCGGGGCATCCTTGGCCCTCAGAGATCCACTGATGTACTTGTCACCGTTCTTATCCGTTCCGGTGAAGCCGTTGATCCAGTATTCTGTACCATTGATGATGGCATAACCCGCCAGGGTAGGCGACTTGTCATGCTTCATGTTCTTGTTTTTAAAGATCGCAAACGTCAGATCTTTCTTCTCATAGGCCATTGGTCTTCTCCTTCAGTTGGGTAATTTTAGACTCAATCTCATTCAGGAATGAGGTGACTTCCCATTCAAGCTGGCCGATCATGGCCTCGTCCCGCTGCACCCGCTTGATGAACAGTTGCATCTGCTCAGGAAGGCGGGGGTCGAATGACACGAAGTCGCACCATTTGCGGCCTGTGCAAGCCATCTGCCATTGCATCTGGGTGACATATTTCGCTGGCGCGGCATCAGCCAAGATCGTGTCGATGTGTGTAGACGTGTTGGGGCATTTGATCTCGACAAGCCCATCATCATCAACAAGACCGTCAGGAGACGCACCAGACATTGCAATAGCGTTATGGGGGACAAAGCCGACCTCGATAACCAATGCTCCCACACTGGCCTCGTAAGCGGACCTAGCCATAGGCTCCTTCTCTGTCCCCCATAACATTGCGGCGCTCTGATAAAAGTCCCCCCCGACTCCCGTCAGACGCTCACAAACCAATTCCGCCATATAATTGGCCCGGCTAGTGCTGTAACCGGTCTTTGTCTTCGCGATGATGTCAGCAACCCGGGAAGCGGTAACCTTCCCGAGTCGGGCCGCATGCCATTCAGGTGTTCTCTGTTCCATCAGACCAGACCTTTATTCCGAGCTTTGAGCATAGCATCGGCATACTCATATGCTAGCCTTGCATGGCCTATTGGATGCGCAACGCTTTGAGGATCAGATATTAAAGCAGGAAGCGCCGCCATTGCGAACTGGTCCCGCAATGTCATGTCATAAGCCATCGGGTTGGATTCTTCTTGGGGCTTCATTCTGTTGCACATTATTTTGCATCCTTCTGTTTCGTATCTGCGTCTGCGGCGACTGCCTTCAATTTTGCTACTGCATCTGCTGGAATCGCATTGCGCTGGATCTGCTCCAATGAACGCCATGTCTTGGTGAGGTGCTCTGTGCCTTGGTAAGCGGCATCAAGCAGGGTGTCGGCAACCTCGTCTGCCTCGTCCTTTGAGATCTCCATGCGCCCAGGCTTAGGAGTAGGCTTCTTAACAGGCTGCTGAACCGGGGCCTTCTCAACAGCCTCATTGCCGTCGTCATCCACGGCAGCCAAGCAAAGGATCGACATCAGGCCGTACCGGCGGCCATAGGTAATGCCGGAGCCAATGCCGTGTGCGTCGAACTTGGAAACCGGGATCTCCAGCGTCTCAGACACGAACTCCCCAGATTTATGGAGAAGGATGGTCTCAACCTCAACATAGCCGGGACGAGTGCGCGGAAGCTGCATGATGGCAAGATCATTGACAGCGAGAGGCTCGCGGATCACAGCCCGATAGGCAGCGAGATCAGCATATTTGGATTTGAACGCCGGAT